AAGAAGGCAAAAGGACGTCGTCCTAGGGTGCTGGCGGGTCTAACTGACCTGTCAAGGATCGCCGGTGGCGGCCCTCGACTCCCACCAAATTGCACTGAACGACTTGTCGTTCTTGCGCAATCCGGTGGCATTCGAGGGTCAGGTCTGCAGTCTGTGCGGGATGCGTCATCTAGGCATCCGGGAGAGCTTGGGTTAGTAGAGAAGACACTTGTGTCTATTCTTGTAACCCTCACTCTCTCCGGTAGTCTGGATGACGGGGTCGCTCAGGAGGCACGGAGAGCTCGGGCCATTTCGGTACTCGGTTGGACATTGTCCGTCTGGAGTACCCGAGGTTACCGCTCGCTCCTTACGGAACTCAAGACCTTGTCCCACTATTGCAGGACAGTTGCCTTGAATTCCGACCGGCACCAGCGCACGGGTCACCATCGTCTCAAACCTTGGTTTGGACTTGGTCCCTTCGCGCGCGGTCCGGGGGAGCGAGTGCGGTTCTCGCAGGTCGCACGTCTTTCTCGCTCATTACCAGTCTGCCCTTCGGGCTGGCTGGCGAGAGTGAAAGAAGTGTACCTGGAAACGGTCTGCCCCTCAAAAGAACCTGTTACTTCCCCAGCTGTCCTAAGCGAGCTACGCTTGCTTGGACAGGCATGGGCGGCGAAGAATGGTCCCACTGCCCCAGCACCCGCTGGGAAAACAAGCACTAGTGCTTCGTTCTCCCATAGGGTGAAGGACGGTGGTTCCAACTTCTCCTGGGCGGGGGTGGAGACACCCCACGTCGAGGTAACAGATGAGATCGGTGAGCGTGTCCTAGATCAACTCTGCGGCATCCGCACAACGGGTCCTGATGGAGCCCAGTCCGCCCGAAAGGGTGAGACTGTCCTCCAGGGACTCTTGTGCGATGCCGCGAAGTTGGCCCGGGCCGTTCAACGCGTCTCTGCCTCGGAGGAACCGTACCGAGTTCGTCCGGCCATCATTCAGGAGAAGGGGGGTAAGACCCGCCCTGTCACCTGTCATGAGGTCGACGAACTCGTGACGGCTCATTTCCTTCGAGACATCTTTTGGGGAGCACTCCGGAAATGGGGTCCTGTCAAGGACTCCATCTCCGGAGATAAGCTCTCCGCGGTTCGTAGGGTTGTAAAGGGACCGCGTAGAGGAAGACGAGTATACTCGTCGGACCTCTCCACGGCCACGGATAACCTCCATCAAGATTCGGCCATCGCGGTCGCAGATTCCGTCCTGGAGTCTTGGGGTTTCGGTCCCAGGCT